ACTGGAATACAATGTCGCTGGTGGTGAAGTGAGCATTCATGGGCCACTGAGAACAATCAACTTCACTGGTGAGAACATGCAGCAAATCAAAGTGCGCACTGACAATGTCACTGAGACTATTGCCTTGATGAACGAGGATGGCTCTGAAGCTGTATGGAGAGGCGATGTACCTGCTCCTACATCCGTGATGGTCAACAAGCGTGTTGGTAATAATGATGAGATTTGGTTCATCCTGGATGTCAGTGATATTACTGACCATCAGATGAAATGATTCTCTAATCTTTAACTCTTAACTCTTAATTCTTAACTCTATAAGTCATGCCACAAAATTGCACTCCTTTCCAAAAGTCGCTCGCATGGTGCATGGGCATTCCTGAATTGCCCGGCATTCGCAGGCGCATCTACTACATCTCGAAGGACCAGATTGTTCAGTGGCCGCCTTTCAATCGCGATGACAACTACAGAGCGAAAACGGCTGTCCTGACTGGCAATTTCACGCTCGTTGCTGATGCCCATTGGAAGTATATCGACATCCTGCCGGATAAGTCGCAACTGACTTCCGAGGCTCAGGGTGAACTGCCCTGCCAGACACAGCTCAACAAGCTGGTTGCCGTGCATCCTGGTGTCGGGACAGAAGCTTCGGCTGCTGCCTGCTACTTGAACAACAGCGACAATGTGTTCATCGTAGAGGACACCAAGGGATGGTATCGCGTCGTAGGCAGCGAGAAGTGGGTCACCAAGACAACTGTCACACAGGACAATGGCCAGGGCCCCACTGGTACTGTCGCCACCACTATCAACGTGGAGGCTACGGACGAAACACCTGCTCCCTTCTATGTTGGCATCCTCGACACTGAGGATGGTCCCATCAACTGTATCCCGTATGACGATTAGTCGCTTTCCATAATAGCTTTCTGTCGGTTCGTGCGTTTTCTTCGTGTTTGCGCCCGGGGATGTGCTCTCGCATCTTCGGGCGTTTTTGATTACAAAATGGTCAATGGTCAATGGTCAATGTTCAATGATAGAAGAACTTACTTCTGAAATACCTACTCCTGCAGACATTGCTTCGCTGACTGCGGATATTCCTGTGCCTGTCATGCCTGATATAACAATCTCTGATGACAGTGCTGAAGGCAAGGACATCTTTTCGCCAAAAGAACGAAAAGCTTGGGACAAGTCGCTGGAAGCAAGGTGTGATTTTCAATACCACCTGCGTCTAACACGTCGGGCTTCTACGAACTTCATTACGATTTGGCAGAAGTCTGTGTTCGGCAAAACACTCACAGAAATCAAATCGGATGATGCAATGGTGCCCTTCTTCTCTGAGAATCTGCTGCCAGTCATCCAGGAGATGATTGGGTACAATCTCTCATCTGGAGATTGGGCGATTGTCACTACTCCGATGCGAAGGCATCTTGAACGGAACTTTGCTTCGCGCATCGCTGAGAAGCTTGGCGAAGCATTGGGCATTCCGTTCTACTATGACTGTGCGCATTGTCGCTCTAAGCAACGTGTGGGAGCTGTATACGATGCAAACAACATCCCCATCGAGCACAATGTGATTGTGTTTGATGACTTCGTTACCACTGGCTCAACTATCCTTGCCATGAAGAACTTGCTGCACTCCCTTGGGAAAAATCCTGTTTTCTTCTGCGGAATCAACAATAAATTGTAGATTTTTTTAACGACCTCAAACGCATTTTGTCCACCTGAAAAACCATTTACCATTGACCATTGACCATTGAAGGCGGTAGCAAATTCTTCACTCTTCATTCTTAATTCTTCATTTCCATGAATAAGGTCTATTTCAACAAGCCGCAAAGGCTCACTCAGCTTATCGGAGCCAATATCTCTGTGATTGTCGCTGGCCGCCGTACTGGTAAGACGGACTCTATTGCCGCTCCCTTTGTTCTGCGGAACATGCAACGTATGCCTGGCAGTACTGGGGGCATCGTGGTACCGACATTCAAGCATGGTCTGACTAACACGCTGCCCGGGCTGTTTGCGGCTTGGAAGAGATGGGGATTTATCAGGGGCCTTCACTATGTCATTGGACGCAAGCCGCCTAAGACATTTGCCAAGCCTATCATCGAGCCTGCGGAGTATGAGCATGTCATATCCTTCTATAACGGCTCTTGTGCTGTGATTATCTCACAGGACAGGCCTGGCTCTTCTAACTCGCTTACCCTCTCATGGCTGTTGATTGACGAAGCGAAGTTCATTGATTACAATCGCCTGAAGGAGGAAACGCTTCCGGCAAATGGTGGTATCAAGTCGCACTTCGGAAAGCATTCGTGCAATCACTCTATCCTTATTCTCTCGGATATGCCGCAAACTCAGAAGGGGTCGTGGTTCCTGCACTACAAGGATAAGATGGATGTGGAGGTGATTCGAGGCATCGAGGGGCTTATCTATGACATCTGGAAGCTGAAGGAGCGCATGAAAGCCTTAAAGAAGTCTGGGAAAGATGTTCCGAAGGCTCTTGTCTATCAGTTGCGGCATAAGGACAAACAGTTGAATCAGCTGCGTTCTGTGGCGACATACTACAAGGAGTATTCTTCCATCGAGAATCTGCAGCTGCTCGGTGAGAACTACATCCGGCAGATGAAGCGTGACCTTACGCCGCTGACCTTTCAGACTTCCATCCTCTGCCAGCGGATAGGCATCGCTAAGGATGGGTTCTACTCTTCTATGCGAGAGAAGCACAAGTATGATGCTTCTAACTTTGAGTACCTGGATCAGGTGGCACAGTCGTTCTATGCCGATGAACAATGCTCAATGGTCAATGGTCAATGTTCAATGGATAGCAGAGCCGACAGGGATATTAATCCGCTGGCCCCTATCTGCATCGGCATGGACTATAACGCGAACATCAACTGGATTGTCGCAGGTCAACCGTCTGGCAGACGATTGAACGTGCTCAAATCCTTTTATGTGAAGTTCGAACGTAAACTGCCGGCTCTCATTGATGATTTCTGCTCGTATTACCAGTTTCACCAGAATAAGACTGTCGTGTTCTACTATGACACAACTGCCCTCGGCTCAAACTATGCGGTGAACGAGCAGGATTTCCGATGGGTTATCATCCATGAGTTTGAACGGCATGGATGGACTGTCAATGATGTCTATCTCGGGAATCCGATGCGCCATGATGAGAAGTACCTGCTCATCAACCAGGCTTTCGCTGGGAAACAGCGTCTCATGCCGTTCTTTAATCGCCAGAATAACGATGACCTGATTCTCGCTATTCAGGCTGCTGGAGTGACACGAGGACGCAATGGCTTCCACAAGAACAAAGCTGGTGAGAAGCTGGCTGAGTCGGAAGAAGACCTACTCGAACACCGTACCGATGGCACTGATGCCTTCGATACCTTGTTCATCGGATGTGAAAAATTCCCCCAAAGCGAGTACTCTGGAGGAATGGTGGATATGAGTGGAGTGATGTAATATATATTTATAACACTTATCGTAAAATCATTGCAATGCGTCATAAATGTCCTTCTTAAATGCTTCACCATAGTTGTTAATCTAATCTTCCCCACATAGCTTCTGGATCATCCTCAAACGCATCTCTTAAATCATTCTCGTACGAATCCCCAGAAGAACTATCATATGCATCACTCTCATGATATTCTTCATAAGGAAAATATTTAATGTCATCAATCTCATCAAAATTAATTAATCGCGAACTTTGATCTTCTTTTGTTTCTATATTAACTAATGGTAATGAACCGTCGATGTATTCCATTGATGATACCAACTCGTAATTCAGAGTCAAATCGTAAATGTCAATGATTGTTTTGTTGTCTTTCCACTTCCATGCATAGATTACATTATTTATAGGAAAAGAAATTTTAAAGTAAATGGCTGGCACGACCCATGGAAAATTAGTTTTGTCATCACTTTCATTTGATGCGATTCCAACATGACAATAATCAAATGCCAAAAAAGCTCTCTTGTTAAGCATTTTAATCTGTGCATATTTAGGGGTTGATTTTTGTTCTTTAATAAAAAACAGTTGGATACCCTCCAAATATTCATCTCCGCCTTGACTATATGCGATTCTTTCAAATGATGTCACAATTTCATATTCTTTAGAATATTCTATGCCGCCTTGAGGTATTCTGGAAAAATGAGTTATCATTTCTCCTGTTGACAAATAAATGTCGCACAAAGAACCAATCACTTTACGATTTAAATAATAATTGGGTATCTGTCGTAATTTTAACAAATTGCTAAATATACCATTACTCTCTTTAATTTCCGCATTTATTCCAACAATGAATAAATCACCCATTTTTTCTTCGTGGTTGTTGGGAATATCACACTGATTGCCTATATAAGTTTGACTTTTCCAGTCTCCGCTGAAATCATCATATTCGCTAGAGTAGTTCCATACACTAATTCTGCCTGTGCCTATTTTTATTGATGTGTAAACGCATGGAACGATTTCTTCTGCATCATCATTGATGACTCCATATTTGCCATTTTTTGAAACAATCATAAATTGTGCAATCTGCTCGATAGGATAATCATATTTTGCAGGGACAATAATATGCATGTTTTCATCACAAAGGCCATATCCGTTATCAGTAGTAAAGTCATACATATCATCTTCACGAGCCTCTATGGAATCGAAAATGGGTGATGAAATGCTAAGGTTTCCTTTGAAACAGAGACCAATATAATCGTCAAGCACAGATGACTTGTAGCCCGAATGCATATATTCATCCACCAAAGCAACTGCCTTTTCTGTATCGTCATCGGTTATATGAATTGCAGACTTTGACAATTCCTCGTCGCTGTCATATTTAATCAACCATTCTTTCCCAAATTCGCTACATTTAAATACAAAACCATCTCGCATTTGGGAAAGTGGTTCAGTAAAAGCAAATGGAGTTAACTGTTTAAAATATGAATCAACTTTTTCTTTCCAATAGTTTTTTAGACCTCCTTTTCTATGCGCAAGTCTAAAAAGTGCCCATTTACCACTTATACTCAATTTTTCGTTTTTATATGTAGTATTACCAATATGCTTATTGACATCCGGTAAACACACTGACACAAAACCATTTCTATGGAAGATGAGTTTAGGACTGTATGTAATACTGTCCGTCCCCTGATTTGGACAAATTAAAGTCTCTTTATGAAATCTTCCTTCCCGATATGATGAGAACCCAAAGGACGAGTCGTTATTTCTAAAGATAAAAGAATTATCTTTGTAATGCCACAGTAAAGAGAATTCTTTTGAGTCCTCTGTTTGTATTTTGTCGTTGCTTAAATCAACAAGACATGAGCTGTTCTTAGAAGTAAGAACGAAGATCGTTGTTGTAATCTGCTCATACTCATAGTCTATTTCATAAAGAGTTGCCTCGTTTTCTTCTTTTAAATTGTTATTGTCATCGTATATTTCATCTTCATCTGGCAAAAGGAGTCTTGCCCTTCCGTAGTGCCTAATATTTGCTTTTTGAATTGCAACATGAGTAGGGCGATTACAATCTGCATGAAAAACGTCTGCAGTATCTTTTGTTTTATTCAAACACATAGAAATAAACGCCTCCCTGTCAACCAGTTTTACAGGGTAAATGCTTTTATACTTAGGAGGAATAATAAAACAAAGCTCTTTATCGAGAACGCCCCACAATTCGTCAATTTCAACAAAAATATACTTAGTAGAAGTTATTATTCGATCAAAAGAAGGCATCGTTTTTCTGTCACTCTTTATGTGATGGATGCCAATTTTTCCATAAGAGCAAAATGTTCTCAAACCATCTTCCTCTGCATCTCTGAAATAACGTTCAATAGAAATATCCATAATAGTTCCTTTTATTTTGATGAAAATAACAACTCCTTCACATCCACGTCAAGGTAATGAGCAATTGCGCAGAGTTGCGACACTAATGATTATATAACACACATTAAACAAACCTGCAATTCCCAGTTTCTCTTAAAATCTCATCCACTCTTTTATAGACAGCTTCATCACGGCTAAACTCTTTAACACCTAATTCCTTAACTGCCTGATAATATGCTTTTGTCCAGTCTTTCACTTCTTCTTCAGATAAGATAATTTCTTCCCCCAAAGAATTAAGTTTAGAGTAAGGCTTCGGAGGAAAATCTAATATCTTTTGTCTTCTTCTTTGGTCTTTAAATGTATAACCACAACTGCTTTTTTCCTCATAGGTAAAAACTCGTCTTCCCATAATTACTAGTTTGTTTGTTTTATTTAAGTCGTAAAAGTGGTCTTGGAATCATAACTTCCCAATTTTCA